CACGGCACTACGGCGCGCATATTAGCCAAGAGCCCGATTAAGACGGGGGCGGAGTGCTACAGGGTGACGTTCGTAGACGGAGCCGAGATAATTTGCGACGGCGAGCATCTGTGGCCGGTATCTGATATGTGGGCGCGCGATCCGAACAAGATAGAAAACCGGACAACCGAATGGTTATCCTCCCGTTGCGTCGTTCCGACGAAGACGGGCGAGCGCTATCGGTATTCGGTTCCGGTTGCCCGACCCCTCGAACTTCCTGACCGTGACCTCCCGGTCCATCCGTATATTCTAGGTCTTTGGCTCGGCGACGGCAGTAGGCAAAAAGGGACTATCTCGGTCGGCCTTCGGGATGCCGCTGAAATTGAGAGGCTTGTAAACGCTTGCGGCTGGCAAACGCATTGGTATTCAGCGAAGCCTGGAAAATGCCCCGAGCTTAAGTTGCAGACTCCGCCCGGGGAGACGCCGTTCCTCAACCGTTTGTGCAATCTAGGTGTAAACCCCGAAAAACACATACCCGTGGAGTATCTTCGTGCGTCTATCAGCCAGCGTCGCGATTTACTCCGGGGCCTGATGGACTCGGACGGGTATGCAGACCCGCGTAAGAATCGTGTTGAATTTTCCTCCTGCGACCGGGTTTTGGCTCAGGGGGTTTTAGAGTTGGTGTCGTCACTCGGCTTCAAGGCCACCCTCCGTCAGAAAAATACGTTTTGCGCCACCGCCGGTTACGAAGGGCCGGGGCAGATTGCTTATGTGGTTGCTTTCGCGGCGTATGACCGTTCCGAGATTTTCGCGTTGCCTCGAAAGCGCAATTCGTCTGCTCCGGGCTCTTGTAGGCCGTCCCACACTGCCCGTCGTTTCATACGTTCTATCGAGCCTGTCGATTCGGTTCCCGTGCAGTGTATCCTGATAGACCACCCGGAGCATTTGTTCCTTGCCGGGCGGGAAATGATTCCGACTCACAATACCGACGTCGTTTTGAGCTGGCTCGGGTATAGCGCGAAATGCGATCCAGCCGATCTGATGATTATCCAGCCGACTCAAGCCTCTGCGCGGGACTTCGCGAAACGGCGTATTGATCGTCTGTTCCGGAACTCGCCGGACATCCAGGACACGGTGCTCCCCGGCCGCCAAAACCAGAACACGTTCGACACTCGTTTCAAAAACGGGATGATGGCGACGCTCTCTTGGCCCACGATCTCGGAGCTTTCTGGTAAGCCTGTGCCTCGGCTCTGGCTCTCCGACTACGACAGGATGCCTCAAGACGTCGACGGGGAGGGCTCGCCTTTCGACCTCGCGAAGAAACGCGCCACGACGTTCCGCCGGTTCGGGATGACGGTCGCCGAGTCCTCGCCTGGCTTCGCTGTCGATAGCCCCAAATGGATTTCGCAGACCCCGCACGAGGCGCCGCCGACGCCGGGCATCCTCGCCCTCTACAACCGTGGCGACCGCCGCCGGTGGCATTGGGAATGTCCGAGTTGCGAAAATCACTTTGAGCCGGATTTCGAGCTTATCCAATATGACCTCTCCGAGGATCATATGGCCTCTGCGGAAAGCGCCTACATGGCGTGCCCGCATTGTGGGGGCCGGATCGAGCACCGGCAGAAGGCCGCGCTGAATCGCGCGGGCCGCTGGGTTAAAGACACCGTTCAGGTCACGCTCCCTGACGGGACGATCACGCGCCGCGAGGTTCGCGCAGACATCGCGAGCTTCTGGCTGAAGGGCGCCGCCGCCGCTTTTGCGGACTGGAAGACACTGGTTCTCAATTACCTCAAAGCCAATGAGGAGTTCGAGAAGACGGGTTCTGAGGAGTCCCTGAAGACGACGGTGAACACCGACCAGGGCCTCCCATACATCCCGAAGCGCAATCAGACGAATTGGTTGCCGGAAGAAATGAAAGCGAAAGCGGTCGATCTCGGAGAGAAAGTTGTTCCCGAGGGCGTTCGCTTTCTCGTTGCGTCTGTTGACGTGCAGAAAAGGAAGTTCGTCGTCCAGGTTCACGGGATCGGCGTCGGCGGCGACACCTGGATCGTCGACCGCTTCGACATCAGCCGGTCCCAGCGTCGGGCGCCTGACGACGAAACTCAGTTCCTTTGGGTCGACCCCGGCGCCTATCTCGAAGATTGGCAGCTCCTCGTCGATCAAGTGCTTCTGAAAACTTATCCGTTGGCGGACGATTCCGGCCGCCACATGCAGATCAAGGTGGCGGGGTCTGACTCCGGGGGCCAAGAGGGTGTGACGAATAACGCCTATGCCTTCTGGCGTTGGCTCCGGGACGAGTGCCCCGAGCCGGGCCTTGAGCGCCGGTTCATCCTCATCAAGGGCTCCTCGAACCGCAACGCGCCCCGGACGCAAGTCACCTTCCCCGACGCGGAACGCAAAGATCGGAAGGCGGCCGCTCGTGGCGAGGTCCCGGTTCTGATGCTGAACACGAACCAGATCAAAGATCAGGTCATGTCCATGCTCGACCGCAAAGACCCGTTCGGCGGCCGTGTGAGCTTCCCGAACTGGCTTCCGGACTCGTTCTATTCCGAACTCACGGCTGAGACCAGGCACGCCACGCGCGGCTGGGAGAACCCCAAACGCCAGCGGAACGAATCATGGGACCTGCTCGCGTATTCTGTCGCGCTCTGCCTCTGGCGGCCGGTCTCAATCGAGCTTATTGATTGGTCCGATCCGCCCTCCTGGGCCCAAGAGTGGGACACGAATGACCTGGTGATCGACCCCTTCGGCAAGCGCCGGTTCGGGTCCTCGAACCCGACGCGCCGCAGCCTCGCGGACCTCGGCAAAAACCTCGGATAAAAACACGGATATTGCGCTGCTCCCGCAGTGCGGTTAGGTGTTTGGTAGATTCGATAGGGGCCGTGCATGACGCTTGCCGAAAAACTCGCCGAAGCTGAAAGCGCCTACCACCGTCTCATGACGGGGCAGAGCGCTCGCGTTGTCGTCGATCAGAACGGCGAACGTGTTGAGTTCACGGCCATCAACGTGAACCGGCTGGCCGAGTATATCCAGCGTCTCAAGAATGAGATCGCAGGGAAAACGGCCGCCCCGGCGAGGATTTGGTTCTGATGGCACGTCCTTCCATTCAAGAATTGCTCGGCGACGCGACTGCTTCTCCCGCCGCCGCAGCAAGGTCGCCCGCAGGCTCCGACGTGCAGCCCTCCGCGCCGAGGTCTGCGGGCGGCCCCCTTGCCATTGTCGGCGGGGCGTATGAGGGCGCAGAGCGCTTCTCTCGTGAGCTGCACACCTGGCGGCCGAGCCTCAATTCGGCCGACGGCGATCTGCTGCCAATCAAGGAAATGGCGGACGCTCGGTCTCGCGACACCCTTCGGAACGACGCCTATGTGCAAGGCGCGAGCGCTCTGCACAAAGACAACATCGTCGGCGATTTCTATCGGCTGAACTCCAAACCGGCATATCGGGTCCTCGGCCTCGACGAAGTTTGGGCTACGGAGTTCCAGCAGGAAGTTGAAGAAAAGTTCACCCTTTGGGCGGAGAGCCCTGAGAATTGGGTCGACGCTCAGAGGATGAAAAACTTCACGGACATGGTTCGTCTTGCCGTTGGCATGATGCTGACCGGCGGTGAAGTGCTTGCGGTGGCGGAGTGGATTCGCGGCGGCGACCGTCCGCTTCGGACGGCGATTCAGATGATCGACCCCGACCGCCTCTCGAACCCTCAGCGCATGGCTGATTCGCCCCTCCTCAAAGGCGGGATCATGCACGACCGCCTGGGCGTGCCTCAGACCTACTACATCCGGGAGGCCCACCCGCAGGATTACTTGCAGGCTCGGAATCAGTTCTGGCGCGCCGTCCCCGCGCGGAAGCCGTGGGGCCGCCAACAGGTCATTCATATCTTCGAACAGCTTCGCCCGGCGCAGTCGCGCGGCGTCTCTGACCTGGTGGCCGCGCTGAAAGAACTTCGCGTGACGAAGCGCTTCCGCGACGTGGTTCTGCAAAACGCAGTGCTCAATGCCACCTTCGCCGCGTCTATCGAGAGCACGCTGCCCGCCGACGAAGCCTTCGCCAGCATCGGCGTTCGTGGTCGGCCAGAAATGGCCAATCCGTATCAAGAGTATGCTGAGCAGTTCTTCGGTGCGGTCGAGCA